CGTATACTGACTGACGTCGACTGGAGACCCCACATTAAGTGGAGTCTTCCATGAGCGACTCATAACATCTGGACATGGAGCATTAGCAAATTCGGTAAAATACCGAAGAAGCTTTTGCCACCCGCTCAAATGTTGAGTTATCGAAGGGGACTTTACGTCTCGAACGCGGAATTCACGCTTTTGCAAGTGTTTATTCCACCTCGAACGAAAATCGTCCTTGGTTGCTGTTGACACCCGTAAACTAGGACATGAAAGATTCATGTCTTCGCCTGGTATTGGTCCATATATGGACTGAAGCCAGCCTACGATGTAATCGTAAGTGTGGTGTCTCCCTCTATCGTAGTATGCATTAGCATAAGCTATGTAACTACAATAGATGTCAGGGCGTGGTGTAGATTCCCAAACTGTTCTCAAACGAACAGGAGTAACATTGGAGCCTTGAAAGGCATCCATGCCACAGGATTCCCGAAAGGGTCCTTGGGTACAACACTTGTTGCGGTTAATTAATAAACCATACAACTCGAGTTGTGCAATAGCGCTCGCGGCGAAGGCCGTTGGTACTATCACATCGTCACCATATACATATATATTCTTACGAATATATTCGTTAGGTGCACTAGCAGACAGAATAGACCATATAACAAGACTCATTATGGGAAAGCATAAAGCTGATCCCATTGGTGCGTACTTGGATAGGGTTTTAACTGTTCCATCTGGCAGTACAGTCGACAAACTTCTGCTAGACTCAAGGCATGCAAAAACATGCTCTGGGAATAGCAGGCGAACCAACTCAAGATGAACCCTATCTGAAGCCTCTTTGAGGTCCAGGGTAGAGTAATCACCTGAGACACTGCCTTTAAGGGCAAGATCTCTGTTGATTTCTTGAGAGGTGAAGTTTACCATTCCCCTTGTAAGGGGGTGGGACTCCACGAGTCGAACTATGGCGGCGCTGATTCCTTGCTGAATCCATTGAAAATCAACGGGTTCACAGGAGATCAAACGCGGCCCGCGAGAATCTTTCGGTACAAGTATTACTTGAGCCGGAAGATCACTGTCAGTAACGCGATCGAAATCGCGGTAACAATCACATACATGACCGGCTGATGCGTAAAAATACGTATCAAGAGGGTAATGAGATGTGATACGAGCAGAGATATTCGTCCAACGAAACTTCTCCGAGAGCTTTTGCTTTGTTGCAACTGCTCCG